ATTTGGGCTTAGACCAGCAGGTACGTTAGGTAATACACCAGCTACTCAAGGTTTATCTCAATACTGGATTGATGCCGGTGCTACTGTTGATCTTTTTAACGGAATGGCGATGAAATCGTCAGGCGGTTATATGATCACTGGTGAAAGTGCAACTACTGTTACGACAATAGGTGTACTGCAAGGTATCTACTATACAGCAGCTTCTACTAATAAGCCTACATGGGCACATTGGTACGACGCAACAATTACTCCAGCGAACAGTGAAGACACTCAAGCGTTCGTTAATGATTATCCTTTCCAGAAGTATCACATAGCTTCAGATGCAGCAGTAGCTAGTTCAGTTCCTGCAGCTCACGTTAAGTTTATGGAAACTTTCTCAGTGTATGCAAATACAGGTGGAAGTACTTCAACTGGTAAATCAACAACGACTCTTGATATCGGAGCAACTAATGCAACAACACACTCTTGGAGACTATTAAGAAGTGCTGAGGAAGTTGAAAACAGCGACCTTACAGCAGCTTATTGTACTTTAGAAGTTGTTCAGAACTTGTCCGAGTTTGTCGGAACTGGAACATAGGAGCATAAAATCATGGCTATATCACGAGCACAGCTAGTGAAAGAACTAGAACCAGGTTTAAATGCACTATTTGGCCTGGAGTACAAAAGGTATGAAAATCAGCATGCTGAAATTTATACAACAGAATCATCAGACAGAGCTTTTGAAGAAGAAGTAATGTTAAGTGGTTTTGCAAACGCAAACGTTAAAGTGGAAGGATCAGGCGTATCATACGATGAAGCGCAAGAAACTTACACTGCACGTTACACACACGACACTATTGCTTTAGCGTTCTCAATAACTGAAGAAGCTATTGAAGACAATTTGTATGACAGACTTGCGTCTAGATATACAAAAGCTTTGGCAAGATCTATGTCTAATGCGAAACAAGTAAAAGCAGTAACACCTTTGATTCAAGGTCTTCCTTCAACGGATAACTACGATTCAGGAGATGGTGTTTCTCTGTTTTCAACTAACCACGCAACGGTTAGCGGAACAGCAGTTAAAAATACTTTAACTACGCAAGCAGACTTAAACGAAACATCATTAGAGCAAGCATTGATTGACATTGCTGGCATGACTGATGAACGTGGATTAAGAGTCGCAGCAAGAGGAGTGAAAATGGTCATTCCTTCAGCTAATCAGTTCAACGCTGAGAGATTGATGAAATCTCAAGGTAGAACTGGAACAGCAGATAATGATATCAACGCTGTAGCGTCAATGGGAATGATTCCTCAAGGATACAGAGTGAACAATTTCTTAACTGACACTGATTCGTTTTACATTATCACTGATGTCCCTAACGGTATGAAAATGTTCCAAAGAGCAGCTTTAAAAACTGCTATGGAAGGTGATTTCGATACTGGCAACGTTAGATACAAAGCTAGAGAAAGATACTCATTTGGAGTATCAGACTTTAGAGGTATCTTCGGTGTTGAGGGTGCGTAATCCAAACTAATTAATGAGGCCGCCTTAAAACGGCCTCATTTTCAAAATAAGGTAAGAAATGCTTAAAAAATTCCTAGTAAAAATATGGGCTTACGATCACTGTGCTTCTTTCGAAGTAAAAGCAGAAGATAATGCTGAGTCTATTGAAAAATCTATCCTTGACAAAATTGGAGAAAAGAGTATAAAATGGGAATCAACGGGAATGTATAAGACCATTCCTAATAGAATAACCTATGAGGAGGTTGTTAATGGTACAGGAGCTGTACAAACAAAAGCGGTCCTTGGAGTTGAAGTGGCAGTTGGAGTATGAGCAAAATGGTAAATATACTCTTAATATGGTCGAAATTGATAATGCTATTAAAGGTGTTATCACTGAGATTAAAGCCGAGGAACGTAAGATTGCAGATAGAGAAAATGCAATTCATAATGCTGCCCCCCAAGTTTCTGTGGCTACTTAGATAAACGCCACATCGCTGAAATCGTATATTTCTGTAAGGACCTCTTGCACTCAATCAAAAAATAACATATAAATTCATCACTATACAATTAATTAAGAACATAGACGCGTATAGTCGACGGCCTAGAGACTATGTTCGTTAAACTAGGAGGATTTAATTATGGCAACAACAACGTTTAATGGAACGGTACGTTCCGATGGCGATATAAAAGCAACAACTAAGAACACTACTACAGGAGCATTTGTAGACTATGCTGTTATAAAAGCAGCGGGTGGTATGGAAATAGAAAAAGTTGCAAGCACTGGAAACAACATTGTAGCAGCAGGTACTTCAACAGGTACTAACAATGCAAGTTTAGGTACAGCAGCAACTATTTTCAAAGTTACACCTAATGCGCATGGATCAGGAATTGCTGATGATGCAATTAACACTTTTGTTAATAAAGTTGGTGGTCTTATCTACACTACTATTCTAGTCGACCTACATGGTGGATTAGCTTCTGGTGGTGCTGCAAATGATATTATTGGTACTGATGGTGGAGCAGCTAATGCTTACATCGCAGAACTAACAACTGGAGTTAATGGTATTCCATTTGAAATAGAATTTGCATGTTTAGAAGTACCAACAGGTGGAGATCCAGATATTAATTTAGTATGTTCAGCTACAGGAACTGATGCAGAAAATGCAGCGGTATCTAGTGGAACAGTATTACTTAATAATGGTGACTTAACTTTAGGTATGTATGTTTCTGCTGATGGTGGAGCAACACTTGCGGCATTAAGTAAAAAATATCTTTACTTGACTACTGGAGATGCTACTGAAGCAGCTTACACAGCAGGTAAATTAGTTATTAAAATCACTGGCGCAGCTTTTGATTACAATAACGGCTAATAAATAAAATATGATGGGGCTTCGGCCCCATCTAGTAATCTTGATTAAGGAGGGATTATGGCAGACACAGTAACAGGACCAACTATCTTGCAAGAAAATGATGCAAGAGTGGTTATTAAAATAGTAAATCAATCAGACGGATCAGGTGCAACAACTGTATTTGGTGACGTTTCGGCAATGGCAAAGAACAATGAAGGTTCTTCTTGTGCGCACTTAGTGCTACAAAGAATATGGTTTTCATGTCAAGGTGGTGATGGTGGAGATTCATATGCACGTTTAGATGAAGAAGACGATGATGGTGATATTCCAATTATCGGTTTAACAGGAACAGGCTACTGGGACTTTAGAGAATTTGGCGGAATTAAAACTGACAAATCATCAAATACCAATGAAAGTGATGTTAACTTAGTTGTTCCAAGCACAGCTGATGCCGCGAACATGTATACAATTGTAGCAGAGTTTAAAAAGTTATATTCAGATTAGGAGGTAGAGCATGGCTAATACTACTTCTGGAACAGTAACGTTCGACAAGACATTTGCTGTTGATGAAATTATACAAGAAGCTTATGAGCGGATTGGTATTTCAGCAGTAAGTGGTTATCAATTAAAAACAGCAAGAAGATCTCTTAACGTTCTTTTTCAAGAATGGGGTAATAGAGGTTTACACTATTGGGAAGTAGCAAGTGGTAATATTGATTTAATTGAAGGACAAGCTGAATATACTTTCTATAGAGCAAGTGGGGATGGAACAAGTTCTGTAACAAATCCTTCTGGTATTTATGGTGTTGCTGATATTCTTGAAGCAACATTAAGAAGTAATAGAACACAAACAACTCAATCAGATTCTTCTCTTACAAAAATAACTAGATCAGCTTATTCTGCTTTATCAAGTAAACTATCTAAAGGAACTCCTTCACAATATTTTGTTCAGAGATTCGTGGACAAAACAACTTTAACAGTTTACCCAACATCAGATTCAACTAATGCATCTAAAGATTTACATTTTTATTATGTAAAAAGAATTCAAGATGCTGATGCAACTTATACAGATGCAACAGATGTTCCATATAGATTTGTACCTTGTATGGCTTCAGGTTTAGCTTTTTATTTAGCTCAAAAATTTAATCCACAAATAGTACAACAAATGAAATTGTTGTATGAGGATGAACTGGCACGTGCACTAGCAGAAGACGGATCTGCAGCAAGCACTTATATAACTCCGAAAAATTATTACCCAAGTATATAATGGCATACGCAAGAGGAAAACACGCACAGGCAATATCAGATAGATCAGGAATGGCTTTTCCATATAATGAAATGGTTAAAGAGTGGAATGGAATGTTAGTTCATATTTCTGAATATGAACCAAAGCAACCTCAATTAGAACCAAGACCTCATGGTGGAGATGCACAAGCTTTACAAAATTCTAGAACTGATAGAACAGAAAATTCTGTGGCACAGTTATTACCACACAATCCATTTACAACTTACGCAGCTTCATCAGGAATTATAAATGTATATGCACCTGATCATGGGTTAACAAATGGAAGTACTTATAGATTTAGAGGAGCACCAACAATTGCAGGAGATTATGGTAATCCAGGTAGCTTTGATGGTATAGCAGGCTCCAATATTGCAAAAGCAGCAGGATATGCTATTACTACAGGCAAGTATGTTGGTGGTAGTAGAGACACAGATAAAACTGACAATTGGTTTTATTTTACAGTTGATACTAACACTGCAACAGCAGGCAACGTGAAAGGAGGAGGGTTTCCAGTCTCAGTAGGACCAGCAACTCTTAGTGCATAATGGCAGGATTTACATATTCAACACTTACAACAGCAATTGGTAATTATACCGAAGTAGGAACTTCTGTATTATCTAGTACTATTACAGATCAATTTATAGATAATTCAGAATTAAGAATTTTTAGAGATGTTCCAATTGATGCTGATAGAAAAGAAATGATTGGAAATTTAGTATCTTCAAAAT